GGTTCATTTGATGACAAGGATGTTAATAGACACCAGTTAGATTCTTATGCAATCATTATGAAAAATAAAGCAGAAACATTAACATCTGGTTCAAGTCAGCCTGAAGTCTTTAATGTGCTTGGACAATTACAAACAATAGAAAGAGTTAAAAAATCCGGTGAGATGATTTATAACAAGAAAGACAAGTTGACCCATGATCTCGGAGCTACCTCAGATTAATTTTAAAGTATGTCCTCTAGGACAAACTGTTTTAAGATATCAAGTACCTCTTGATGTGTTTAATATTATAAACCATATTTACGAGACCAAGTACCCTACATTACCTCCAGCTAATAAACAACTCGTAGGAAAAATAGAGAAAGAGCATTCTTTATTCTTTGGCGGTGAAGATACCGATAAAATGAAAAAACATAACTTACTACCTCAGAATGTATTGCAATGGTTTGAAAAAATGTTCAGACATTATTTAGATTTTAATAGAATTAAAGGCTATAAAATGCACTTAAATTCTGTATGGGTTAATCAAATGTTTGAACACGAATACAATCCAGTGCACGTGCACCAAGGAACATTGTTTACAGGACTTTCTTCAGTCATGATTTTAAGACTTCCTAAATCTTTTGGTGTAGAATATTCCTCTGCTGATACCCCACAAAATGGACGATTACAAATTTTAGGATCTGCTTCAGGACAGTTCGCCACCATTGATTATCAACCAGACTTAAACGAACGGGATTTTTATATCTTTCCTTATGATATGAGACATACCGTGTACCCATTTAATGGACCTGGAATGAGAAGAAGTCTAGCAACCAATATGGATGTAGAATATAACCCAATAATGAATAGAGGGAGGGATTAATGTACGAAAATATACACATATCAGAACCAAAATGGAAAAACTGGATCATACAAACAACCACTCCGTTATTTACACCTGATCAATGTAGACAGGTTATAGAAGCTGGAAGAAAACAAAAACCACAGACTGCACAGGTTGGAATGAATAACCCTGGCGGAGGTACTGATACAAAGAAAAGAGTAACTACCATCAGTTGGATTCCGTTTAAAGAAATGGGACATATGTATCGGGATCTTTATAAATTTATTCAACAAGCAAATAGGAATCATTTTGGTTTTGACGATATACAAATAACGGAAAATGCACAGTTTACAGAATATCCTGGAGGAGGTTTTTATGACTGGCATATGGATTGTGATGTGAACATGCAACACGAACCACCGGTTAGAAAAATATCCATGACTCTTTTATTAAATGACCCAGCAGAATTTGAAGGTGGGGAATTAGAATTAATGGCTCCTGGTAAATATGCGCCTTTAAAACAAGGACACGCTATTTGTTTTGCATCCTTTTTAAATCATCGGGTCAATATAGTTAAACGAGGAATGAGACAATCTTTAGTTGTTTGGTTTGGAGGCAAACCTTTTAAATGATTAAAGAACAATTTTTTCCCACTATTATATATGCTAAGGATATACAATTAAATAATCAAGAACTTGCACAACATATAATTAATTGGTCGAAACAGGACGCAGGAATTAAAAAAACAAATGTAAAGGGGTGGCACTCCAAGACTGAGATGCATACTAAACCTGAATATAAATCTTTAGTAGATGAATTATTTATTTTTATGAAAGAGATATGGAAGGAGGAATGGTTAGACAGAGAGCCTATTCTTGGTAATATGTGGGCCAATATTAATCCTCCAGATAGTTATAACAAACCTCATCTACACCCTAATACATTATTTTCTGGAGTATACTATATAAAGACACCACCCAATTGTGGTAGACTTATATGTAGTGATCCAAGAAGTGGAGCCCAAACAGTGCTGCCAGTACGAAAACCAGGTGATCCTGGTAGATCTTTATGGAGAGATGTAAATTTAGATCCTATCCCTGGAAGAATTGTTATATTTCCGGCATGGTTGTGGCATGCGGTTGAACCTAACGAATCAAATGATATAAGAATATCAGCAAGTTTTAATTTTATACAACAGGGTTTTTAATGATAGCACACAAAGATAAAATGATGTTTAGAGAATGTAATAAAAATTTAAATACTGAAAAAGGTAAAGAGTTGCAGAGAGATAATGACAGCTATAAAAAATTAAGAGATGATATAGGGGGAAAAGGAATGATCAATCCTATTTTATGTATTGAAGAAAATAATATGTATAAAATATGTATAGGTATGAGAAGGTATATAGCAGGGTTAGAACTAGGTATGGAAGAATTTGAAATTAAAGTATTACCTAATGATAATAAAGATTTATTAGTAAAAGCAAAACAACAATATAGGCACACTGATGTTCAATAAATATCAAGTCATCAAAAAAGCAGTTAGCTACGAGCTAGCTAACTTTATCTTTAACTATTTCTTATTGAAAAGAGATGCAGTTAAATACATGTATGAAAAAAACATAACTTATGACACTGGTATGCTGGGTACATGGACAGATAAACAGATACCTAATACCTATTCTCATTATGCAGACAATGTAATGGAGACGCTTCTGGTTAAAGTCCTACCGATCATGGCCCAGGAAACAGGGCTTCAATTAATCCCAACTTATTCATATGCTAGACTCTATAAAAAAGGAGATATTTTAAAACGCCATAAAGATAGACCGAGCTGTGAGATTTCAACTACTATTCATTTAGGGGGAAGCCCTTGGCCCATCTTCATAGATGGCACGGGGGCTGATACAGTGGTAGACGAATATAAAAATATACACAAACCCAATGCTCCTGTAGGCACTAAAGTCATACTTGATGTCGGCGATATGTTAGTATACAGTGGATGCGAATTAGAGCATTGGAGAGAACCGTTTGAAGGAGACGTGTGTGGACAAGTCTTTCTTCATTACAACCATGTCAATGGTCCTTTTGCTGAAAAAAATAGGTTCGACAGAAGGCCAATGTTAGGTATTCCTCCAATAAGGAATACATAATATGGAGTTATATGTTACAAAAATTAGGTTTTCAACCAGGGTTCAACAAACAAGTCACAGAAACCGGAGCTGAAGGGCAATGGTTTGATGGTGATAATGTCCGATTTAGATATGGTAGTCCTGAAAAAATAGGTGGATGGCAACAACTCGGGGCGGATAAACTAACTGGCGCCGGTAGAGCACTTCATCATTGGGACGATAACGCTGGTATTAAATACGCAGCTCTGGGAACTAACAGAATTTTATATGTTTATTCAGGGGGTATATTTTATGACATACACCCTATTAGAACTACATTAACCGGTTGTAAGTTTACAAGTACTGGTTCTTCAAAAACTGTCACCGTAACATCAACAGGAACTAACGGCTTAAATGATGGGGACATCGTTAAGTTTGATGCTGTAAGTGGAGTTACTGCGGTAGGATCAACTTATACTGACGGTAGTTTTGAAGACACAAAATTTATGGTAACGTCCGTACCTACTTCTCTTACTTTTGAAATTACAATGGATACAACTGAATCAGGGACACCTTTATCGTTAAGTGGAGATGCGTCAGTCTTATGTTATTATTCAGTAGGACCTGCTAAACAATTAGGGGGCTATGGTTGGGGAACCGGTGCATGGTCTGGAACTTCTCCAGGTCCCGCAACTACTACTCTGGCAACAACACTTATTGATGATGCTACAGTAACAGATGTGGTTCTAACCAGCTCGGCGGCTTTTCCTACATCAGGAGAAATTAGAATTGGAACAGAAGATATAAGTTTTACTGCCAATAATACAACCACCAATACTTTAAGCGGAGGATCGCGTTCAGTTAATGGCACAACAAGAGCGCTTCATAACTCAGGAGTAACTGTCACTAATATTACCGACTACGTTGCATGGGGAGAAGCCTCTTCTGCAGACTATACAATTGATCCAGGCCTATGGGTTCTGGATAACTATGGAACAAAATTAATTGCGCTTATATATAATGGTAAGTGTTTTGAATGGGATGCAGCCGGGTCTACTTCTACAAGAGCAACTGTTATAGCAAATGCACCAACAGCTTCGCGTCACGTATTAGTATCTACACCCGACAGGCACTTAGTATTTTTTGGAACTGAAACCACTGTTGGAAGTGGGGCAACACAAGATGATATGTTTATTCGATGGTCTAACCAAGAAGAGATTACTGGTACTGATTCCTATACAGTCACAGCGACTAATACAGCCGGCACACAAAGACTTGCAGCCGGCTCAGTAATTATGGGAGCCAAGAGAGGTCGGGATGCAATTTATGTATGGACCGATACGTCTTTATTTTTAATGACCTTTGTAGGACAGCCTTTTACTTTCTCTTTTGCACAAGTAGGAACTAACTGTGGTCTTATAGGAAAAAATGCCGGTGTTGAAGTTGATGGTACCTCCTACTGGATGTCAGAAAATGGTTTCTTTATGTATGATGGTCAATTAAGATCTATGCCTTGTTTGGTAGAAGACTTTGTTTATGATGGACTCAATTCAACTCCTAAGGATCTAATTAACTGCGGATTAAATAATTTGTTCGGAGAAATTCAATGGTTCTATTGTAGCACAGGTTCCGATGTAATTGATAGAGTAGTGACTTATAGCTACGTAGAATCGAAAATGCATAAACGACCGATCTGGACGACGGGTACCTTAGACCGAACTGCATGGGCTGATTCAGCGGTATTTGATAAACCTCATGCATGTAACTATGACGATAGCGATAATGCATCGTTTGATGTTACCGGCAATACAGATGGTATTACTGTATACTATGAACAGGAAACAGGGACCGATCAAGTGGACTCTGGTGGAGTTATTACTGCTGTTGTTGCCAATATCCTTTCAGGTGATTTTGATATTACTCAGAAAAGAAGTGCTCAGGGACAAATGCTAGGCGCGCCGGATCTTAGAGGAGATGGTGAATACATTATGAAGATACGAAGATTTGTACCTGACTTTATTACTCAAACCGGTAATACACAGGTAAGCTTAATCACTAGAAATTTTCCAAACGATAGCGCCACAACAACAAGCTTTACAATAACATCGGCTAGTGATAAGGTTGACACTCGCGTCAGAGCCAGATCAATCGCGCTTAAGATAGCAAACACTTCATCTGCAGAGAATTGGAAACTAGGAACATTTAGATTAGATATACAACCCGATGGGAGACGTGGATAATGACAATAGGTAAAAGAATTAATTATGAAATGCAGGGTCATAAAAAACCTGCAAGAAATTATTTAGGAAAACAAAAAACAGTATCCAATGTCCCTCTTAAATGGAAATCAGGACCGGGTCATCCTTCAACAGAATTAGCTTATATTACAAAAGCAGAAAAAAATTTATTGGTTAAAAAAGATTTACACGGTTCCTTAAAGAATGGTCCTAACACAGGTCCAGATGGAATCATGTCTTTAGATTCTCAAGGGGATTATACTAGAGATAGAAGTCCTGCAGGAAAACAATCTAGTCCGGGCGGACCAGACCGAAGTAGGATTGGTCAAGATAAACATGAAGCTCACATGAAAGCAATTCTTACTGGTCAAAAAGATATAGGACAAACATCTGCAGTTAGTGACAGAGTTAGACAAGGTGCTGTTCCTGAATGGGTAACTACACCATCTGGAAAAAGAAAATATGTTGGATCAGCTTATAAGTCTACAGGTCAACGTGGATTCTTATCTAGACTATTAGGTAGTAGAGGCTACAGAGGCACTGTTGGAACAGGAACTGGTGGATTGTTTGATAGAAAAAGTTCGATTGGTAAGTATAATGCAGCAACAGGACTGTATGAGTCTGATGAAGAAAATGTTGGTGATATTAAACCTGGATACGGAGGAAGAATTTTGGGTGGACTTGCTGGTTTATTAACAGGTATTCCAGTTGTAGGCAGTGCTATTGGAAGTGCTTTTGACAAAGGTAAAAGTATATTTGGTAAAAAACCAAGAGACATGTCTGATTTTAATAAATTAAGTTTAACGGCACCACGAGATCAAAAA